AGGCGGCCGCAGCGGCGCGATGCCCTGGTCCGTCTCAAAGATATGCAAATGCCCGCCCTTGATAGCCCGCGCGATCCGCTTCATGCCCATGTCTAAGAGCACGCCGGAAAGCCACGGGTCACGGCTCTGGACGTGATAGATGTCGTCCTCGACCTGCCAGGCGCACAGCTTGTCCGGTGCCACAGCCTTCATCTCAACCTCTCCCTGTAAGACTGCGTAAGGTCATCCCACTCAAACCCACGCGGCGCCGTCAGTCGCATCCAGCCATCGCGCAGCGCCAGCCAGCCTTCCATCTTGGAATTGTACTCCCAGGCAGCCGGCGCGTTGTGCGGCGCGGTCGCCCGCCAAGACGCCGCGGAGCAGCCTGCAAACAATGTGCATGCCGTGGCGATGGCGAGCGGCTTGATCACTTGCGCTTCCTCCAGATCCTCTCAGCCACCGCCAACATGGCAGCCGCCGGCAAACATGGCCGCTCGCCGTGGTAGACCTTGGCGCCGGTCTTCTCGTTGTCCCGCGCGGCGAGCCATTGCGTGACGAGGTCGATGTCGTGGGTGGTCATGTGATTGCCTCCATCAGCTCGCCAACGAGAACTCGGAAAGCCCGCTCTGCGGTGGCCGGCACAACTCCGTTGCCGAGGAGCCGCAGGGAATCGGTGCGGTTTGTGGACGTAGCCATCCACTGACGAATCTCGGCCAGTTCTTGATCACTGAGACCGGACACATTGGGTCCACCCAACCCATCGGCACTCCCATCAAGCAGCAAACCCAATTCTGGTTTAATTTCCCCGCCTGCGTTCTCTCCACCATCGGCGTCAGCTCCTTGTATTGCCGCTCCTCGTTGCCTCGGCCGCTCTTGTGGTCGCGGGCTGTTGGCGTGCCCCAGTGCTCCGGCTGCCGCTTCCACGCTTGTGTCGCAAGACTTTCGCCGCCGCGATTTTCGTTCCAATGCTCCCCATATTCTGGATGCATCGACGCCATCGCACTGCGCGGCGTTGCCCACAACCCTTGGCGGCTCCCAAGCGAACTGCTGCTCGCCGGGGCGGCTTGGCCATTCGTGGCCGCATCCTGCGTCACCACCGCGCAGAGGTAGTGCTTGCCCAGCATGTGGTCGTGACTCTTCGATCCAACTGGGCCAACGTCCTTGTATTCCGAGGCTCGTATCGTGGGCCAAGATGAAGACCCGCTTCCGCTGGTGAGGCGCGCCGCATTCACTCGCTGACGCCACGCACCACGTCGTTCGGTAACCCATTCCTGCCAAGTCTTGCAGCACGTCGGGAAGCCCAAGGCTGATATGTCCCTCGACGTTTTCAAAGAAACAGACACTTGGTCGCATTGCAGCAATTCCGGCTGATATGTAGGGCCAGAGGTGTCTTGGGTCTTCGGCGCCGAGTCGCTTGCCGGCTGCGCTGAATGGCTGGCACGGGTAGCCGCCAGAGAGGATGTCCACCAGTCCGTGAAACTTTCCCCAAGGGAAGGTTCGCAGATCGCTCCAGATAGGTGCGTTGTCCAAGAGTTTTGCTTCAGCCTTCGCTGCCAAGTTGCAGACGGCGAAGCACTCGACCTCCACAAAAGCGACTGTGCGCAGGCGCTCGCCAATTGCTCGCTTGAGGCCGAGGTCGATGCCCCCGTAGCCGCTGCAAAGGCTGACGTGATTGATGGTGTTAGTATCCACATTGTTTTCCTCCGCGGTAATGGCGCGAATACATAGCGCGCAAACTGACGTTTTGTTCTTCGGCCAGCTCAACGAGGAGGCGGCCGTCTACGATGATGTTGTTGCGCTGGTTGCGTGCTTGCTCTTTGCGCGTGGCCCAGCGGCAATTCGCCTTGCTGTACCCAGCGTTGACATCAATCCGATCCAGCGTGTGGCTGAAAGATGGGCGCTCGCCCATGTCTTGAAGGAACCCAGCAAGCGTTGACCACTTGGGGTCGTAGCCAATTCCTCGACCACCGTAATAGGCGAAGTCTTTGCGATTAGGATTGTCGCAGCGTTGCTTCATGCCCTTCCAAATTGCCCAGCAAGGATGACGTGTTTGCATGGCTAACAATTCCCCCAGTGATGCCCGCAGATCCGATCCGCCTCGTAGTCCAAGCGCTTATCCGCTTCCCACTCGGCATCTTCCTCCGGCGTGCGATGCGCGTAGGGATCATGCGGCACGCCGTAAGCCTTGCTGCAGTCCTCTGCGTCACGCTCCTCGATGTCCGCCTCGCGGCCCTCGTCGCAGCAGCGGTCGTCCGGGTCTCCGAGTTCGTAGCTCATTGCGGCACCTCCTCGTAACTCCGCTTGTCCCACTTGCTTTGAGACTTGCAGATGTCGGTGAATGCTTTCTCCATGGCCACGCTCTGCTTGAGCATGTTGACGTTCGTCGCGTTGACCATCGCCACGGCAAGGCGCCGCGCCTCATTGCGCTCCTTGATGAGCCTGAGCATCGGCGACTGCAATTGCGGCAGCGAAGCGGCCAGCGCCTCAACGACCGGAATGGCGGCATCGGCGGGTCCGAGGCATTCAGGGTCGCCGCACTCGCAGAGCGCTTCCGGGTGATACGGCCGGTCAATGTTGAGGTCGATCATAGGGACCGTCCTTTCCTTTCAATCCAGTCGCAGAGGATCAGCGTGATGACGCAGAGGACGGCGAAGGGAACGAATGGTCCGTCCAACAGGTAGTTGATCGTTTCGATTAATGTCGGCGTCATATCAGTTTCCTCCCGTGGTGTTGTTCGCGATGAACTTGGCGAGTTGGTCTGCGGGTATCCGGCGTGTGCGTTGCCCGAGGGCAATCGACGGCAGCCGGCCTTCTAAAACCCAGAGGCGGGTCTGTGCATAGCTCACCCGGAGGGCATTCGCCGCGTCGCGGATCGTGAGCAGTTGTGTGTGGTGTGTCATAGAAAGGCGTTCCTTGGCATTCCTTGGCAACGTGGGCAAACCTTTTGGGCGACTTGATTCACGAAGTGGGCGTGCATCGGATAGCCAAATAATGCCAAAGACTGCCAACACTGCAAGGATTATTTTTGGCATTCCTTGGCATGGGGCAAAGTCCCTATTTGACATCCGTTGGCATCCGTTGGAGTCTATTGGCAAACAGCAGCACCTATGAGCACCAAGAAGCCAAGATACAAGGAGGACACCCGCAAGGGCGTCTTCGCCAACCTCAGCACCGACCTGCATGACCGCATGCACCGGCGGGCTGCGGCCGCAGATCACAAAGCCGCCAAGTATGTCGCCGTGGCGCTGGAATTCTACATGGACCTCGAGGATGCGTTCCAGGGTCCGCTCACCGAGCAATTCCGGGCGATGATTCTGCGCAATGTCGGCGGCATGGCCGACAGGATGGAAAAGGCGCTCAAGTAAGTCGCTTAATGACAAGCAATAGCAACAACTTTGCAAATAACACGTTGACAATGCCAACAAACGCTAAAGAATGCCATCAAATGCCAACACGCCTCCTCGCCATCCTAACCGCAGCCGTCCTATCCGGCTGCGCGGCGCCTGAGCCAGATATCCGCCGGCCAACCGCCCGCATCGTCCCCATGAAGATCGCCAGCCAGCCCATCGGCGCCGTGGTCTTCCTCAATGGCGAGTACATGGGGCTGACGCCGCTGACCATCCCGGTCGAGGCCGACCCGGACGGCAACTGGAGGCATGACGTACGCATCCAGGTGCAGGTGCCGCAGGACAGCAGCATCGAGGACACCTACACGTCCTACGAGGGCTACGCCGTGCCGCGGCACCTGCTCTTCCGCATCCCGCGGTATGTCCACTGGTACAGCGCGACGCAGCAGCACCGGCCGCAGCTATGACCCTTGAACTTTCTTAACCACCAACACATAACCACACCACATGAAAGCCAAAGCCACCAAACGCAAAACATCCTGCGACAATACCGACCTCAACGTCACCGAGTTCCAAGTCTACTACAGCGTCGAAAAAAACGGCGAATGGGAACACGACGGATCGTTCGATACGCTCGCCGAAGCCGAAGCCTACTGCCGCGAAAAAAGCCACATTTACGCCACCGACGAAGATGACGAGATCGCAGCGCCGTGGGAGTTCTACGTCTACGAAACCAAGTGCGTCCGCGTCTTCCGCGGTAAGGTAAAGCGCGAGCTGATCCTGGAGGAACAATGACCCGCCACGACTACCTCGCCACCGGCACGTTCCCTTGGGACGGCATCCGCATCGCCGGCCGCCGCTTTGACTCACCGAAGCTGTTCGCCATGATGCGGCGGCAGTGCCTGTGCGCGGACAGCGTGCGGCATGCCTGCGCCGACCTCGATGTGCTGCCATTCGCCGAGGAGGTTGCGGGGATTGAGGCGGACATTTGCCGCAGGGAAGCGGCCTACTGCTGACAAACTATTCGACAAACCAGCCATCGGACACAAAGGACCGAAGGCTTATGAGTCCCCTGCACTACCGCTGTGCTACTCTGGCGAAAGCACGGTTGTCTCTGTAGAGGTTGTTGTTTGAGTTGATCTGGTTTGATCTGAATTGACTTAATTTTGGCAAAGTTGCCGTCAAAGTTTGCCAGACATGCTTTCCGGTGGCAGAGTCTGTCGCATGGACACGCACGACATCAAGGTGGGCGGCATGGCCGGCAAGCTCTACCGCACTGCCGACTCGCCGCGCTGGCAGCTGGAATTCCGCCACCCGCAGACGACCAAGCGCATCCGCATCTCGACCGGGCTGCGCGACCTCGTCATGGCCAAAGAGAAGGCCAAGGGCATGATCACTGATGCCTACCGGGACGGCTTGGCGGCCCTGCGGGCGCACGGCCAGCGGGCGGTTCACAAAACGGTTGGCGAAGCGGTCGATCATTACTTGAAGGTCGCGCAGATTGACACGAAGCAGACCAATGTCAATCGCCTCCTGCGCATGCTGCGGCTCGTCCTCGGGCAGGACAACGAGCGGGTGCAGGCGCGGCCGCTGACGGTCATCTCGCCGGACACCGCGGCCAAATACCGCACGACCTACCAGGGCAGCGCCTACACGATGCGCTCGGTGCTTTCCGGGGCGCGCAGCGTGTTCTGCAATCCGATGGACTGGCGCGGCTTCCCGCTGCCGGACTGCATCAAAGAGTTTGCCGCCATGACCAAGGGCATGAAGGCGCCGGTCTCGACCTTTGTGCGAATTCCGCCGGAGATACTTGGCAAGATGGATAACTCCAGCAAGGCAATCGGCGGCGCCACGCGGCGGGCATTCCTGCTGACCCGCTACTTGGGCATGACGCCCAAGGAGGTCGCCTACTGTCGCAAGGGCTGGATCGAAGACCGCGGCGACCGGCATGTGTTGGTGCTGATTGAGCGGGAGGACGAAGGGCTGACACTCAAGACCGGCGCCAAGCGCGGGCGGGTCATGGCGGTGCCGGCGTGGATGGTGCCAGAGCTGCTCGCCGCGGACGACTTCATGGTGCCGGGGCGCACCAAGGGCATGCGGGTGAAATTCATGGAGCGCAACTTCAACATGTGGGTGCGCGAGTTTCTGCCGGACCGGAGGGCGGCGGCCTACGAGCTGCGCAAGCAGGCGGGCAGCGATGTGCTGAATGAGACCGGCAGGATCAGCTTGGTGCAGCACATGCTCGGGCATTCCGAGCCTTCGACCACGGCACGTTTCTACGCTGTCTTCGACCGCGAGGTGGATCTCCGGGATGTTTGGCACAAATGACGAAGCCCGCCGGAGCGGGCCTCAAGTCTCCTTCCGGGCGTGCCAGATGAGCTATTGTTGTTCCTGCTCGGCGACCACGGCGGCCATCCCGCCAACAAACAACGCCTGCCCAGCCTTCTTGATCCCCTCGCGCATCTGCGGGGTGATGTTGACGCGCCAGATGGGGGTTTCGACAGTTTTGGGAATGGTCTTCGGAACGCGCATGCCAACGCGGCGAAGGGCAGCGACATCATCTTCGGTGGCATCAACGCGCTGCGAAATCTCGCCCTTCTCCACCTGCGCACCCCACTGCTTCACATACTTGCTGATCTCCTTGGGCAAGATCTGGTCGTAGAAGCCCTTCATGCCTTCGCCGCCAACGCGCAAATCAACTCCTGTAAAGTCTGCCTCGTATGGGTCGGCCGTTGTTGCTGCGCGTTGCTTTTGCGTCAGCTTGGCGTCTTTCTCAACCTGGGTCGTTATCTGCTTGATTGCCTTATCGGCAAGCTCTTTGCCTATTGTATCGGCAAGCTCTTGGTCGGTTTTTGCAACGCGCCGCAGGCTATCATTCCCAGATGCTTCAACGTGCCATCCCGCCTGATCAGCTGGGCTTTCAATTTTATGAACGCGAATCCGGTCAAAGTGCTGGCTCAAATCATACCGCGCCGCCTGCGTCTCCCCAGTCGTCCACCCAATCCACTCCTTGCCGCTTCCAACGGCATCAGCGAGGGCGCGCTTGAACATCTGGACGGGCCAGTCTTTGCGGAAGGGGGCGTCGGGGATTGGTGACTGCGTTGTGCCCCTCGCCTCAGTGTTCAGTCTATTTATCGCCTCATTTTTTGCCGATTCACCGCTGTATTGTCTGGATGTAAATTGATCCCCGTTTGGGTCATTTACCCAATACATTCCATTTTCAATCGTAAACGTATAACCAGCGGGAAGTTCTTTATATTTTTCTTCACCAACATATCCTGCAACCCGCCCAGCCTGATGCCGGTCACTCTGGATCTCCTCCAGAAACAGCCCCGGTTTACCCGCGGCATCAGTGCGCTCGTTGAGGCGCATGTGGGCAACGTAGTTGGGAACCCCTTGGAAGTGAGACGAGGCGTAGTCATCTGGCATTTCAGCCATTCTCACTTCAAGTTGTCGCATCTGCTGTTCAAGCTGTGAGCGCAAATTGGGATCGTCTGCCGTGTTAAACTGATTAATGACTTCTTTGAGTTCTTTTCGTAGCGCAGCTTTAGCCGGCATTGCTAACACGACTTCACGATAGTTGGCTCCTCCCGGCAATTGGTATTGACCAAACTTTGCGCGGTCATCGCGATACATGGCTGGGTCAAAATCTGGATCATTCGCTGCTTGCGTAATGTTTGAATCTTCCGGCAGCACAACCTCCTCCAACCTCACCGCCCCATCCTCCTGCAGATACCGCAGCAGCGCCTCCTTGGGCACCTTCCCGCCGTTCTCCTTGGCGATGCGCTCCACGGCTTGCTCAATGCCGGTCCACTTCAGCTCCTCGGCCTTGATGCCGTTCTGCGGGTTCTTGAGGATGGCGCGCACTTGGTCTGCTGTGGCGGCCTTGCCTTGGATCTTGGCGTCCAGCACTTGGGCGCTCTTCATGTAGAAAGGCGGGGCGCCTGCGGGAGCAGCATCCGGCATCGCCTGCCCACGCCTCTGCAACGCCCGCTGCAGCTGCGGATCTTCCTCCCGCACGCCGCGGCGCTGCAGCTCTGCGCTGATCGCCTCGTTGCGCCGGAGCAGCTCGCGGGTCTGCGCCGCACCGCCACGCACCGGACGGCCCTCACGCATGCCCAGGGTGGACAGCCCGAGGTAGCCTTGGTTCTCCTCGTATTGGCGTTGGAGTTGGTCGGTGGGAACGGACTTGAGGGAGTCCGGCATGGCTTGGGCGCGCGGGGCGGCTGATGGCGCATCTTGCGGAGGCCGTGCCGCAGACACAAAGATGTCGTCAGGATTCTCGGCCACCAGCAGCCGCTTGCCGTCGATCATCATCTCCTTGGGATTGCGCAGGTAAGCCTCTACGACTACCGGATTGGCTGGCTCGTTGATCGCCTTGGCAGCGTCACGCAGGCGGGCGCCAAGGTCTTTGGGGATGCGCTTGGAGAGGTCGTTGAAATAGCTGGCCAGCTCATCCATGTCGTCCACATAGCGCACGTTAAACTCTGGAACCTCGCTGACATCGGCAAACTCCCGCAGCTTGAGGCCAGCCTCCATGCGGGCGCCAAGGTCACGCATCACGTCATTGGCAGCGTCCACGGCAGCCTGCGCCGAGTCAACGCCCGCGCCAGCATAGCTGTCAGCGGAGGCGACATCCTCAGTAAATGAAACCCCGCCGCGCGACAGGCCAGAGCTTCGGGCGCGATACTTGGGATCAAACTTGCGCCCCTTAAAGTCTGGCGAGCCGTGATACACTGGGCCGACCAAGCCTTGGCGGCGGGCCTCGTCTGGAGTGATTGTGACATCCGGCATCGCCTGCCCACGCTGGGCGGCTGATTTCTTCGGCTTGCGAAGGCTGATGTCCCGCAGACGGTTGAGCAGTGCCTCGTAGCCTTCGCGCGTGTAGCTTGCGCCCTCGCCAGCCGTGGCCGGCTTGTTTTCGCTATCAAAGACTAGGCCGCGCATCGGCTCATCCGAGTGCAGCCAGTCGAAGAACTCCTTCACCGGAATGCGCTGGCGATACATGGAGTTGCGCGTGTCAACGAAGCCAACAAGGGCGTTCCTGTCCTCGTTGATGTCCATGTCGTTGTAAGCGTTGGCCAAGACTGCGCCAAGTTCATCGCCAGCCTCCTTAATGAACTGCTCCATTGGGACGTAACGGCGAGGCGTCTTAGGCATCCCATCACCCCTACCAGAAGCCGCCACATCCGGCATCCCCTGAGCCGGGCGCGGGATCTGCTGGGGCATGCGCACCGGCAGGTCGGTGTCTAGGTCTGGTCGCGGAGCCGGGGCATCGGGCATGAAGTTGCCGTTGGCCTTTTGGTAATCAAAGCTGAAGCCTTGGCGGCCGGTGCCAGCGATATCATCAAAGGCATCAAGGCGCAGCGTCTTGAGTGCGGAACCCTTGCCGCCCAGTCCGGTCAGCGGGTTGGCCGCGCGGTTGGCCTTGGTGCCAATGCCGAGCAAGGCGTTGACGGCGTTGCGACGATCCGGTCCGATGCCGTCTGATCCGGCGCGTCCGTTGGCGTGGTTGTCCAACACGCGGCGGAGGTCGGCCTCGAGCTGCTTGAAGTCCCAATTGATCTCGGCCAGCGAGGGGTCGCGCTGGGCGATGGCCTTCATGGCGCGGTTGCGGAACTGCGTGAGATCGACAACGAAGGCGTTGATGTTGCCGTCCTTGGTCGCTTGCCACTCAACGAACATCACCTCGCGGTTGATGGCCCGCGCGTCACGCACGTTGCCTTGCTTGAATAAGTCCCTGGATTTGCCCCATGCAAAGTAGCGCACCTGCATGGTCTCTCCGGCGTTGCCAATTGACTCCATGCGGCGGGCGAGTTGCTTGAGAGGCGTAGGGAATCGCGTGAGGTCAAAGCGCGGCGGCAAGGTCTTGCCGGCCACAATGCGCTGACCGTCGCGGAAGCGGACGCCAAAGGTCGGGTCGTTCGGCTCCTTGGTGCCGCGGTCGATCATCTCGCGCACCTGCTGCTGGCGGGCGCGAATGAACTTGGCGCGGTCGGAATCATTCTTTTTATCCCTCAACTTGACGTTGCCGCTCTCGTCGATGAAGGCCAGCTCGTTCTCAAGGCGGCCGTTGCCGTAGTCGCGGAACGTGACGTTTGGGTTGTTCTTCAGATCATTCGGGTTGCCGCTGCGCGACAGCGGGGCGCCGACCGGAGCCTCATGCGCTGGGTCGTTGAGCCACTGCTGGTAGGCGCTGACATACTGCCGGATGTTGCGGCGCATGACTGGGTCGGCGGCGAGGATTGGGTTATCCTTGAAAAGTCTGTCGGGAGGCGCCTGCAGCTTGCCGGTCTGCGGGTCGATGGGCGCGCCTGCCGCTGCGAGCGCCCTAGCATTGGCACCGAGCACGTTTTCAGCAAAGCCAACCGGATTGAATCCCGCAGGGATGCCGCGGCGGATCTGGGCGTAGTCGATACCGGCCGCACGGTGCTCTTCGGCGAACACTTCATCACGCAGCCAGTCAAGGCGGTCGGCGTCACCGCGGGCCAAACCATTTTCTGTCAGCTCATTGAGGATGCTGTCTACCTCAGCCTCGCTCACGTCCATTTTCTGTCCGGGGAACTCCCGCGCATTGCGCCCAGCGACCACATTGCGGGCATACTCGCGTGCCATGGCGTCCAGCTTCTCGGGACCGTAGCGCTGGTTGATGCTGGCGCGGGCCGAGTTTTTCATCTCTGGCGACATGGCGGCGCTGGCCAGCAGGGCGTGACCGTATTCATGCGGCGCCACGTCGGTGCGGCGGGCGTCGGCGTTAAGGAAGAGGCGGGCGCGCTGACCTTCCGGTGCATGCAGGAAGTATCCCGCCGTGCCATTGCCACCTAGCGCGCTGACGTTGGCGTTGTAGTCAAGGCCGTTGAGCGGGATGAAATCGACCGAGTCGCGGTAGAATCCCTGCATGGCCGCCATGCCAGCGAGGTCTTCAAATTTTGTATTGCGCATCAGCGCGTCGATGTCGCCGCCCGCCAGCTCCACGTCGGTCAGCATGCGGCCGGGTTCCTTCATGCTGTAGTAGACCTCGGCCGCCCGATCCGGCGCAGCACGTCCTAGCTCGCCCGCATTGTTCTGCTGAATGTCCACCAGCATGCGCCCGATGTCGCTCACCGCCGCATCGCGCCGGCGCCCGCGGGCACCGGCCACACGACCAACCAATCCGCCGCCCGCACCAAACAGCACGCCGGCACCGTAGATGCCCTCTGCGGTCTGCTCGTCGCCCATCTCGCGGTAGGCTTCGGCAAAGGGGATGTTGACCAGCGGTCCAACCACTGCGCCACGCCCCACGGCACCGGCGGTGCGCGAAGCCTGCACGATCAGCGGGTTGGCTAGGCGCGCTGCCACTTGGCGCACGCGCGGGGAAAATGCCTCGTTTTTGGCGATCCGCGCCGGTGTCGATTCCAGCGGGACGAACTTGCTTGGGTTGACCAACGCCTCGCGGATCTCCCGCGGCACCGCCGCATTGTTGGCCACGGCCGCCCGCGCCACATCGTCCATACCGTTGGTCGCATCAGCCGACTCGCGCATGATCATCTTGGCCGTGCCGGTCGCGCCCTCGACGCGGCGAAGCACACCGGAACCCATCTTGTACATCGGGTAGAGGCTCATCAGCGCCAGCGCTGTGTTGCGCGCCTCCTCCGGCGCTCCAGACATGACGGTCGCCACGGCACCGGCGCCACCGCCATAGGCTGCGGTTTTGGCGATCTTTGATTGCGTCTTTCGGTCCAGTGCGCCAAAGGTCATCTTCTGCACGGCGCGCGTGAACACGTCCGCACCCTTGTCGATAATGTTGGCGCTGCCGCCCGCCGCCGCCTCAGCCGCACCCAGCGTTTTGGCGCTGAAAAGTTTTCCGAGACGCGCTGCGCCGGTCACTCTGGTCGCGGCAAAGCCCGGCGCCAAGTTCTCCGGTGCCAGTAGGATTTCTGCAGGCAGTGTGAAGCTCTGGTTAGGTTTCACGCCCAGCAGCTTCTCATCCATGATGTCAAGGTAGGTGCTGCGGATTGCGTTTTCCTTGGCGTAAAGCTGGTAGCGGTGCTCGTCTAGGTCCGCATCAGTCACTGGCACCAGGGTCTTTCCTTCGCCAGCCATCTGGGTAAGCGGAGCCACGCCGCCGAGCGGGGAGTAGACAAACTCGCCGGTCTCCTGCACGCGATAACGCGGCTTGCCCATCGCCAAATTGTTAAGTGCCAAGACAGTCTCGGTCGTGTTCAGTGCCGTGCCCTGGACGCCCGCCTTGGCCGAAGCCGGAGCCTGCAGCGCCGCCTCCAGCATCGGCACGCGCTTGTAGTCACGGTCAAGGGCGCCGGTCTTGATGAGCGCGTTCTCAACGACCGCAGCTAGGTTGCCGCTCTTGTCTAGCGCCATGTTCCAGTCGGCCACGCTCTGCAGAATGCCGCCGCCGATGGCCTTGGCCATCTGCCACTTGCCGGGGCGCTTGCCCTCTTCGGTCAGCTTGACCTCCAGCTCGTCCGCCTCCTTGAGCTGCTCCGGCGACAGAATGACGCGAGCATCATACTTGGCGTCCACCGCCCGCTGGTCCAACTCCTCGGGCGTCAGCTCCGGCGCGCCATACAGCGCATCGCGCACATCCAACTCCTCCGGCGTGTATTCCGCTTTGGTCTCCTGCGGCCCGTCGTAATAACTCATGGCTGCGCCCACGCCGCCCGAGATCACGTCGTAGACCGGACGCGGCGCTTGCTGCGCCTCCAGCGCATCCAGCTCCTCCGGCGTGTATTCTTCTTTAGCGGCCGGCGGCATTCGACTGCTGTGGCTGCTGCGGGGCGAGGCGGTAGACCCACTTGCCCTGCTGGTTTTGAATAAGCGTCATTGGTTGGCCGGTCACTGGATCAATGCGGGTTGGTTTGAGGTTTGGAGGAGGCTGGGAAGGTTGCGGTGCGGCGGCGGCCGGTGCGGCGCCCTGCGCTTGTGGTTGTTGTGGCAGGCCTTGGGAAAGAATCTCGCGCGTGCGCTTGAAGTATTCCCGCCAGACCTGCGGCGGATCGTCGCGGCGCGGGAACATCTCCTCGAGGAACTTGCGCTCGTCGTTGGATAGCGGCTTAACGTATTTGGCCGCCTCCAGCACCTCAGTCTTGGTCGTGAAACTCAGCTCAAACCGCTTGGCGTAGCGATCCTGATTGTTCCACTTGTCCCATTCGTTGGCCACAAAGCTGCCCGCCGCTGGGCCGACCAGCTTGTCCAGGTCACTGTCCTCGGCGGTGTATTTGTCCATGATGCCGAGGACGCTCTGCACGCGGGCCGCCTGCTGCGCCTGCTCGCGCTCTTTGGCGGGGTCCGCTGCCTTGCTCGCGCTCTGCATCGCCTGCCGGTCCTGCATTTGCCGGAACTCGTCAGCAAGCCGCGCGGCCTCAGCCGCTGGCACCTTCTTCATGTTCTTGATGTTGTCGTAGACGTAGCGTGACTGCGGGTCGAGAGCATCGCGCATGGCGATGGCTTCCTGCGTTTGCCCCGCAGCATGCAGTTGCGCGATCCTTTGGAACGGCTCAAAGTTAAAATGCACGCCCTTGGCTGGGACGCTAACCGTAGCGCGGCGCACTTCGGCGGGCGTTGGGTCAACCATGGCGTCTTCCGGCGCGCTCAAGTCGTCCAGCGGCAGCGGGTTGCCCTCGGCGTCCCTCACCGGCGGCAGCACGTCATCGCCCGCTTGGGCCATTGCATTGTTTCTGCTCAAGTCACTTGGGTCCATATTTGCGGTCTCCTCGTCCATTGTCATCGGAGGTTCCACGACCATGCCGCCTGGAGGACGGTCTAGCGGGAAGCGCCCCTCGGGTTTTCGTTTGCTCGACATTACGGAAGCATCGTGCCGTCAAGGCTCGGTCCTTCTTCGGCCTGCGTGTTTGCGTTGGTGATTTGCTGTCCGACAATCGGCGCGCTGGCGCGAACCGTAGCGGTGCGCTGGGCCATCAAGGAATTGCTGATCGGCCCTGCCATGTTGAAGAGCGCGTTGTAGCCGGCAATCTTCATCTGGGGATTTTTCTGTTTGCGGAGGTCGGCAAGAAATCCGCCCACGGCCGGGTTGTCCTTGAACATCGAGCCGCCGAGAATCTCGCCGATGCGGTCGTAGCCCGCGGCTTCGGCCTCCAGCCCCTTGTTTTGGGCGTACATGCCGCCCAGACTGGCCAGCGCCCCGCCAATATTCTGCCCGAGGTCGCTCATCATCTGCGCGTTAGTTTGAGCCGCCTGCATTTGACCGGCGGCCATGATTTCGCCCGAGCGGTCTGGTGTTGGATTGTAAGCAAACATAGTGTTGATCTCCTTTTGTTAAGCCGCCTTGGCAGCCATCAGTTCTTCAGCGAGGGCGGCGCCGATGACAGCCGGCTTGATGGCCAGCCGTTTCTTGCCCTTGTAATCGACTTCAGTTACCGCCTCTGGCAGCACCTTCTGCACGTCTTGAGCCATGAAGCCCTTGTGCTTTTTGTCCTCGCCCTTGTATTTGTATTCGTAGGCGGTGAGGCCAAGCACGCTGCCAGCCTTGCCGAGCGGCTTGATGTCTTTCTTCTCGCGCTTGTCAGAGAGGGCAAAGCCCGCGCCGCCGAGCAGACCGCCGCCGATGCTCCCGATCATGCCCATGGTCGCCGCCTGGTTCATTGCGCCGGCCTGCATCTGCGCGCCGCGCATCGCCGCCCAGTTGTTAAGCTGACTGTTCGCCCGAGTATCCAGCATGTTGGCATTGAAGCTCGCCACATTACCGGCCATCTGCTGCGCACCGCCGAAGGTCTGCCCGATACCGCTCTGCAAGTTGTTGCCGAGGTTGCCGCCGATCTGCGCACTGCCAAGCGCGCGACTGTAGGGATCAACCATAAGCTGCCCCTGAGCCGCACTGCCCAGCATGCCGCCAGCCTGACCGGCGCGGCCAAAGACATTCCCCGTCACCATCTGGTTGGTCGCTGAGGCGAAGTTCCGCCGGCTGGCCTCGCGGGCTTGCGCGGCGGCGTCACGGTTGAGGATCTCAGCGGCGCTGCTGCCCATGCTGGTGCCGAGACCGCGAGCGGCGAACGCAGCGCGGGCGGACTGCTGGGCGTCACGGGTCTCCTCGGCGGACAGCGACCGGCCGAGGCCAAGCTCAGTTTCGGCCTGCTGCTGGAGCATGCGCTCAATGTTCGTCGGCCCCACTTGGTCGGCCAGCATGTTGCCGAGGCCGGAGACGCGGTTGATGTCCGCGCGGGCGGCCTGCGTGTAAGGGTTGTTGAGGTTATCGGCGATGCGCTGGATCGTCCCGAGCTGCAATGCCTCAAGCTGCGGATACGCCTCAATTTGCGCCTGCACTTGAGCGCGGGCTGACGCCGCCGCCTGCTCGTTGGCCGAGCGCATCAATGCGTTAAAGTCCAAGGGTGCCGCGTGCTGCACCGAGGGTTTCTTAGATTTTTTGCTGCTGCCTCCCATAATTTTATCCTCCTACTCGCTTACTAAGTTTCGCCCAGTCATGGGCCTTGATTTCAAAACTGTTGTGCCGGCACCAAAGCGCCCACTGCTGCGGCCGTGACGCCACACGCATAAACTCCCGCACAGGGTTTGCGCACCCAGCACTAGCAGCCAGCTCCACGAACCAAGCATTCGGCTCGCCGTCATCGTGCATCTCCTCCTGCTCCGCGTCCCAGTAGACCTCCCGAGCCAACAAGAAAACCTTGTCGGTTGAGTAGACCAGCCCGTGCGTGAGATGCCAGCCGAGCGTTTCCTCGAAGGTCTCGTCCGTGACGTGGTTGTCGTGCCATGCTTTTGCCTTTTGCCATGGGGTCATCATCCCTCATACATAATGTTGACCGATCCGGCGTCGAAGGTGTCGCCGCTGACGGTGGTTAGGCTCAGCTGTGTAAGCGTGCCAGGCAAAGCAACGGAGCCACCGCCAACAATTACAAAATCAAAACTGCCGCCGGACCCGCCAGACACGCCGCCGCTGTGCGACGACACCCATGTATTGCCGCTGACGTTTATCAAAATCATGTTGCCGTATCCGGCGTCTATGGCCGCCCCGTGCCACCACCCGAATCCACTCGTTACCCTGTCTGTGTTTTGAAAATTTTCAGCGGTGCGGCCAAAAGTTCCTGTGAAACTGGTGTATCCTGTTGTCGTTAGCCCAGAGGACGTGCCGAGTTGAACCGCCAGCCTTGAGCTGCCGTTGGTGCTCACGCCGTTAAAAGAAACGGTAATGCGCCTTGCCCAAGACGGAATTGCTGAAAAATTTATGCTGGTGCCGCTGGTGGTGTTTTGTGCTGTGGCAAGAGTCAACGGCTGCGAGAGTTTGGCCGGAGTTACGTTTGCGTCCAAAATCTTTGCCGTCTCCACGGCATTGCTGGCCAGCTTGGCCGCCGTCACATTGGCGTCCAAAATCTTCGCGGTCGTCACTTGCCCATCCGCAATGTCCGCCGTCTGGATATTGGTCACGGTCGCCAGATCTACGACATCGTTGAGCTTGGCGGGGGTGACGGTTTCGCCGGAGGTGAATGTTCTGCCTTTAGTTACAGTTGCCATGATTTTGTTCCTTAGTTGTTAAGCTGCGTTCCTTGTCTCAGTCGGCGGCAGGCTCGGGCCGGCGGCCTCGATGCTGACGTTGCGGATTTCGGGCCGGTTGGCCGTGGTTTCAAATTGTAGCTCGCAGTAGTGGGCTTTGGCGCGGATCGGCTGCTTGAGCGTGTAGTCTTCGCTCAAGCCCGAGGTGTTCGTCTGCCCTGGGACCAGCGTAATCTCGTTGTCAGGATTGATCGTGATTGCTTTGACCGTAATGCCGGCGGTGTCCGGCAGCACCACATCGGCGAGCGAGCGGACGAAGCGCTTCGTTGTCATGCTGCCAAGGCCGTAGCGCCGCGTGCGGATGCGTCCAGTGACAAGGCTAGTTCCACCGTTGGCAGCGTTGTCGTCGCGGGCGTTGACGTTTTCTTCCAGCAGATACAGATTGCCGGTGCGCGGGATGCTGAACACGCGGCGCTGGTTGTCGTAGCTGGCCACCATGATCTGGTTGACGGCGGCGCTGCCGGGATAGATGTCTCGGTATTCCCACTGCTGGTTTAGCGAATTGAAAGCCAGGACAAGCTGGTTGCCGTCGAGCGGTTCGGTGCTGGTCGGGAGCGCGATCAAGTAGCGGTTGTTGTGCCAGATGGCGAAGGCGGCTTTCTCGACGCGGGACTGCACAACAGTGCTGAACAGGTCGGCGATTGGCTCGGAGAGCGGTGTCGTGTCGCCGCGCAGTTTGAGGTCGAGCCTGCTGTCCAAGCGGTAGATGCCGGCGTCCGAGAGGAAGAAGACGAATTGTCCGGCGGTGACGATAGTGTTCCGCGCCGAGCAGCCAATCTCGTTGGTGAGCTGGACGAGGTTGGTGATCGGCGTGTCGATGGCCGTGGCGCTGCCATCGGTTGAGGCAAACTGGTTAATCGTGGCTAGCCAGATGGACTTTCGGCAGAAGACGAGCACCTGACCCTCGACCCATGGATGGATGGCAACGATGCGGTCATCGCCGCCAGCTCCGGCACGGAAGCTGTTCCAGAAAGGGTCGTAAAGGTCGGGATTGAGGATGTCGCTGATGGCCACCGTGTCGCGGTTGCGGGCGAGGCAGAGGCGGTTATTGATGTAGGCCGCCCAGCCGACTGATGGCATCTTGGTATAAGTCACGCCTTCGGCCGGCACGCCTGCTGCGGCGCGGTCAAAGTTGCCGCTGCCACCGTTCCAGTAGAGAGGCGGCTTCACTCTGCGCACCTTGATCCCTGCGGCGGCGTGGGTCGCGGTGCCGCTCGGGACGGTGATCTCAAAGGAGTTGGTATTGAGGTTGGTCCCGAGCACGCGAAACTCATGTCCGTCGAACGCGGCCGTGGTGCTGCCTTCGACCCGCACCGTGGCGCCTTCGGGGTAGGCATGGGCGTCCACGTTGACCGTGGCGATGGTGCCGCTCACGGTTATGCCGGACGAATTGGTGAGCTTGCCCGCATAATTGCCGGTTTGCGCCGCCTCGCGGAAGACGTAGAGACGGTCGTAGGCTTGCAGCATGGAGACCGTGTCAGTCGCCTCGATGCGCTCGTTCGGCGAGTTGGGGAAAGATTTGACCACCGGACTGGCACCCTGCTTCCAGAGGGTCACGCTGTCCGATCCGGCCATGGCGATGTATTCCGCTGCGTTGTCGTAGTTCTGCGAGGCGAAGACGGTGGCGGCATAGAGTCCGCCCTCGTAGCTGTCCCGCACTTCCGGCCCGTTGTTGGCGAGGATGGCGCCGGATGCGTCTGCTGCTGGGGTGCCAGACATTGTATAGCGGAATCCATTGGTCGTTACCGTTCCAATTACAAAGTCGCCATTGTAAAGCGGGTCTGTGGCTCCGCGTATGTTGATCTGGTCTCCGTCAGAAAAGCCGTGCGCATTGCAGGTCACAATGGCCGTTGTTCCAGTCCGCGTGATTGTTGCTGCCTTGTCCGTGCCGAGCGCAAAGTCCAGAGTGAGCGGGGCGCCGGTCGTGCCGATGGTGTCGGTGAGGCGCTTGCTGCCCTTGCGGGTTGTCGCCACGCCACGGTCCAGCCGCATATTCACGCTGTCCTGCAACATGCCAGCCGGCAGCGTCACAGGATTCAAGCGGCTGGCGAAGCCGATGAAGCCGGCATCGCCATCGCGGAGGATTGGACTTTCGAGGGCCATTAGGCGGCGATGTCCTTTCTGGGTTGGGTTAAAACGTAGGAGACGGTCTTGGCGTTGTTGCGCTTGAGTTCGGTCTCAACGAGCGTGATGAAGGCCGGCCATTGCGCGGGCGGGATTGTCTGACAGCCCTCGCTGCTCACGCTGCGGTTGCTTCCCTTGTGGATGTTGATGCCAAACCATCCGGTCTCGGTCTGCCCGCCATCGCGGTTGACTGTGACAGGACCGCCTTGGACCAAAGCCTTGTAAGGGTTGCCGCTCCGAAGGCCGTGCTTGCCCAGTTTGTAGCGCCAGACGCCTTGCTTGAGGCTGGCGTATCCTTTGCGAACCTTGGGATTGATGCCGTAGTGAGCGGGATCGACGTTGGCGTTGAAGGCGGCGTGGACGTTGGGGGAAACGAGGATGATGGCGTCGTCATAGATTCCACGGTCCTGCCGGCCCTTCGCTCCCATGCTGTCCCGGTAGTAGCCCCTGATGCCGACCAAGCACACCGGATCACTGACACCGGCGCTCTTTAGCTGCCGCTCAGTGTCTTGCCGTTTTTGCTGTGGCCGGTTTTTCGGGATCACTTGCTTGGGTTATCGACGATGCTAATTCCGGCTAGCCAATTCAGCGGCGGCGGCTTCCACGGTCACTGGCCCGACATAGCCGTCGAGCTTGAGGTGCTGGCCACGGCCGTGCGTGTTAAGCAGGGCTTGGATTTGCGTGCCGTAATCTTTGATGACGTTGGCTGGCAGCTTTGTGACGATCACGTCAAGGATGCCCCAGATGATGCCGGCGAGAATGGCTTCGTTGAGGCCGAGGGCGCGAAGGTCGAGGCCGCTCTTGGTGGCCAGATAGGTGAGGGCGGCAGCGGCGGCGGCGGTAACAGCCTTTTGCAGCAGCGGGCCGCCACGGGACAGCAGCAGGCGGACGAGTTGGCGTTCGATAAAGGTTTTCATTGTTCTGGCTTTTTCCATTCCTTGTAAGAGTTGATGAGGTTGCCGACATTCGGAACGTAAGTGATCATCACCTTGATAGATCCCCAGTCGCCCGGCGCCGCCCCGCTGGTCTGCACCGGCGGCAGCGGCAGGGTCACGCATCCACCAAGGACGAGTGCGACAGCCAAGCCGAAGGCGAACTGGGGGCGACACTTCATTAGAGGCGCGCTGTATTGTCCTTGGCCTGCACCAAGCCCCAGCCCGCGAGGATGCTGGTGATGATGAGCGCCAGATCAGGGATCTGCTCAGTTTGCAGGTATTCCTTCCCGCCGGTCGCAATAGCGATGAGCATGGTTAGGATGCCGATGGTCGTTGTTTTCCAGTTGCGCATGGTTATTTCTCTTTCTGTTTTCTGCGGAGGTCGTGAAGGACCGAAAGTAAGGTGATTACACCGACCGCAAGTCCGACACATAGGCCAGCGACTCGGAGGTAGACTTCGAGCTGCGAGACCAAGCTGACAGCGGCGCTGCCGATGCTGGCAAAGGTGCCGAGGGCGCCGCGCTCCACGGTCGAGAGGTGATGATGTAAAAGACTCATTGCAGGTAATACGCTTCGCGGATTTCGCCCTTATGTCCGCGTTTTAGGTTAGCTTCCCACGCTTCCCAGAGAGCGTGGTCTTGGTCGGGCGAAGGGCCGGCAGTCAGCGGGATGGAGCCAAATTGCTTGTCGTAGCTCCAGCGTTTGCCGCCATAAGAAAACACTGCATAGGCATGCCCGCGCGTCCGGGCATCCTCGCGCCAGTGGACTACCAGCACCTTCGCCGGCACGCCCTGCTTCTGCATGACCTCGCGGGCGGCAATGGCCGCCGGCAGGCAGTCGTTGACCTGCTGCTCAGCCGTTAAGCAGGCGGGCAGAAGCAGCGCAAGGATGACGAGGAGGAGGCGCATTAGGTTGTCAAAGATTGGAGCAAGGCGTTGGACAGGCGTTTGGGGAAGTAGGCGATGCGGCGGATGTGGCCGCTTACAAAACCATCGGCTGGCCGTCTGCCGATAAACAAGTGAGTGATCCCGCTTGCGGGCGAGCCAGACGCTTCTGTGTCTACGGCCCCGCCATTCACACTAAACGCAAAATCGCTTGCTTTATATGCGCCTGCTGCTTTTTGTGTCGAACCCGCAATGCCCGAGCCGCCAAACATTTCTGCCGTCCCGCCGCCAGCATTGATAAATGAAACAAAAACCAATTTATCCAGATTGCCAGAGCCTCCTTGGCCGATTGTAATTTGATTAAGGTCAGTATTGTCGTTGGCTGTTAAAAGCACTCGCTGATATCCGTTATGCAAAGATTCAGTTTTCGGCGTCGCCTCCGCAAACAAAGTCCCCTCCGAAGCATTATAAAACGAAGAGATCGGGTTCACGATGGCCGAGTCCGCGCTGCGGGTCACGGCGGCGGATGTCGTCGGAATGTAGCTGGTGGGGAAGGCTCCTTGCTCCAGTTGTGGGGCCGCGATGCGGAGGGTGAGGTCGATGGCGTTGCCGTTGGTATATGAAACGGTGATTAGTGGGGCGGCGCGGACAACCGTGGCATCCGAAAATGTTATAGTGGTTGTGCGCCTCTGTGTTTTGAGGGCGCTCGATGTTGGGGTAAATGTGACCGGATTGGTCTGTCCTGCAATCACGCCCCCATCACTCAATCGGCCTGCAATGTTTATTTGGGTAACGGCATTGGTCGCTGCCCCCGCCTGTAGCTTGATATACGCCGAGTGCGTCCACACTTGCCCGTTTGCCGCAACAACTTGAGAGCTTGATTCGTCGGCAATGAACATAAAAGACGTTGATGTCGGCGTGCCGCTTACCTTGATGTCGATGTAGGCCAGCCCATCTTCAGTCCCCGTGCCAATAATCTCGCTGGTAATCCCATTGGCATTTGCGCTGATTGACCATCCATTGGTCGGCATCACCCCGCCACTCCCAATAACCCCACTGGTCGAACCACCAGCCTGCGAGTTGCGGATGCTATTCGTCCGCGCCTCCTCGATGAGCAGCCCCAAGCTGTTGCCGCCAGAATGGTCAAATCGCGGGACGTTGGCGGCGGCCGTTTGCAGCACACCGTTCGCGTCAAAGAACGTGCCGATGCTGGCCCGCGTGAACGTGATGCTCGGCCCGGTCCCGTTGTTCAGCGTCTTCTCCCCGGCAAAGTCGCGCGAGAAGGTCGGGCGCGCGATGGCGGCGCCGGACCCAGCAGAGAGCGTCAATGTCGGGGCGAGGATCATCAAGCGGTGTAGGCGATGATCCGGCCGCTGTGCAGGTCGATGGCGGTGAACTTGCCGAAGAGCACGGTGCCCGCCGGAATGACGGGGGCGCTGGCGTCGGTGGTGTTCGCAATGTCGGCGATGTTGCCGGTCAGCGTGTGGAACTTGGCGTCGGCGAGCACCTGGATGGCGAGCCAGTCGCCGGTGCGGGCCGTTGTGTCGGCGATGTAGTTGCCGCCGCTGAGGCCGTTGGTGATTTTGTTGTTAGGGAATCCCATATGTTTTAGTAGTTGATTAGTATTGGTTGACGCGGGCGGTCCACATGCTGGGCTGCCCTTGTTGGAAATAGTATTTGTCCCGCTGGGCGATTAGCTCGGCTTCGGCCATTTGTTCCATGGCCAGCGCCTTGTCCATCTGGCCGTCTTCGGTGAGGAGATCGGCAGACAACATAAGACCGGCTGCCTTGGCCAGGACGCTTGGCACAGTCGCCGAGAGGTTGCTGACGCTGTATTCGGTCGGGCGGATGCGGTAGCGGACCCACACACTGGTCGGCAAGTCGCTGTCTTCGGGGAATCTGATGTTGTCTCCGAGCAGCGTGTAGCCGATCTCTCTCGGGTAGACGTTAGTTGCCGGATTGTCCCTCATGACAGAAAAGACCTCGCCCATGGCGGTCTGGCCGCTCTGCTCGTAGGGGATGAAGTAGCCGGTCGTGTCGTCGCCTTCGACGGTGCGGCTTTCAACGCGCATAAGCTCCGGCCAATCGGCCCACTCCCAGCAGTCGGCGATGCGTTCGTTGGCGGCGGCAACGAGCATGGTGCGGGCGCCGGATGGAATATTTGCCACATCGCTGGCGTCGTTGCCGACACGTTGCCATGCGCGGAGCAAAATAGACTGTAGGGTGACAGTCCTCATTACTCGTTAGCGGCCGGCGTCTCCGTCAACTGCCCCTCAATCGCAGCCGCCACCGGCAGGATCGCCGCCGCCGCATTAAGCCCGCCCTGCTTGCACGCGAGGTCGAGGCACTGCATGACCAACTTCGCTTGCTCTTCGGTCAGCGTGACTTGCTTATTCATTTGCGGGAGCCTCCTGTTGCGCGGCGAGGTAAGCCTGTGTCGCCGGAATCGCGGCCAGCACTGCGGCAAACGCTGCGGCGAGTTCGGGCACCGCTGCCATGATTTCGGGGTTGAGCGGCGCGGTCATGCGCTGGACGAGCGAGCCGTTGGCCAGTTCGCCGTCTGCCGTTGCGGGCAGCAACTCAACCGTGATGCTGCCGGAATCAGCGGTCGGCTGGATGGCGGACAGACTGTAAACGTGCAGCCTGTCGTAGACCTTGGCGGCTACGGCGGGGACTTCTATTGGTGTTGGGTTGGTTAGCATAATTTTTTAGGCGATAAGTCCGAGTTCTTGCAGGCGGTCGATGATCGCGTTGATCGCGGTGCGAGCTTCGGTGTCCACCGTTCCGCCGCCTGCGGGGTCAGCTACGGTGGCGGGTTGATCGACGGGGGTGACGCCATAGAAACCCAGAAGCGAAGAAGTCGCGCTGCCGATCTTGATGCCGCGCAGGGTGCCTGTGCCGCCTTTTTCAGCGTCGAGGATAAATTCGTCGCTGGCCCAGCGCAGTCTGGCTCGCTCAAAATCCGTGGAAGAAGCGTATGTATTATAGATGCGGATTTGCTGGCCGTTGCCATCTCGCCGCAAATCAATAGTGTCAGAGGCATCTGAATGAATGCGTGTTGTTGCGGTGGCAAAATTACCGCTCCGCAGCCCTATGCCAAAACTGCTCGATATGGAAAGATTGCTGGCAATTCCAACACCAGTAGTTGTGTTTGTATTTATCGTCAGTCGATCAGCGCCATCTACTTGAAGGGCTAAACCCCGCGCCGTCCCGCCGCCCGATCCCTTCTCCGTGCCGATAGTAAAGGTGTTGCTCGACCAACGAAGGAAGCCGCGTTCGTGGTTCGTCGAGGAGGTGAAGGTGTTGTAGATGTTGAAGGTTTGGGGGTTGGCCGCGCGGCGTTGGGCGAGGGTGTCTGCGGCATCACGGACTAAAGTCAAATCGGGTGAGCCAGTCAAATCGTTGGATACCCAGTTAAAGGACTGGTTGACTTCTAATCGCACCGCACTGCCGCTGATTTCAAAGCGGTTGCTGCCACCAGTTACAAAAGTCAGCGTGTTTGCGGCTCGACGGTAAAATCCGTTGTTGGTTTCGCCGGTGAAACGGAACGGCAGAGCGGTTCTGGAACCGTCTGCGGTGTCGAGCGTGGTGAAGGTTCCTGCGGCTGGCGTGGTGTTGCCGATGGGCTGGCCTTCGATCTGGATGCGACCGGAGGCGTCTGGGACGGTCAGCGTGCGGGTTGCTCCAGCAGTTATACCGGACAAACTAAACGCCAGTTGATTTGTCACCAGCCCGCTTGGCTCGGTAACGCGAAATGCGGAGGATGCAAACGTGGGGCCAAGACCGCTGTGCGTGTGGCTTTCGACCGTGCCGACCGTCCACGCACCGGAGGCGTAGATGAACGTGCGCTGCTCGCCCAGGACCATCGCTACGCTTACCGTGAAATTATACTGGCCGGTGCGGACGTTGAGGGTTCCAGAAGTTAGGCCGACGCACGCCACTTCCAGCCGGTCGCCTTCGGCGTTGCCGGTGGCGGGCAAATAGACAGCGGTGCCAGATCCGCCGCCGGTGCTGTTGACCAGCACCCGCTGGTTGCGTGCGGCAGTAAGTTGGTGGTCGGTCGAAACGGTGATGCTGCTGACGGATTGGAGGAAGCCAATGGTGCCAGACGCCGAGGGCGCAGTTAGCGTGACCGTGCTGGCCGTGGGCACGTTGGCGCCGACATTGAACTTAAGATTTTTCGTCGCGTCCGTATCGTCGTAGACGAGAAACTCACTGTCGTTCATCACCGAGGGCAGCGTGCCGACAAACTGGTAGTCGGTGTCGCGGGAGGCGCCGACCGTGCTGACACGAATGTAGATGCCGGCCTGCTTGTAGGTGCTAAACGGCCAAGTGCCGGAATTGTTTTTCACCAGCCAGCGACTATTGAGCGCGGCGGCGCTGTCCAGCGGGAGGTCGGCGTAGGCGTCTACCTGTCCGGCGAACGGCGCAGCATCGCCTCCTCCGGTGAGGTCGAAGTTGCCGGTAAAAGGATTGAATCCGAAGGCCATTAGGAGCGGGTCACGGTGGCAATCTTGGCGTCATTCGCTGTCGGCGTGCCGCCAACGTAGGTGAATGTGAGCGTGGCGACCGTTTGGGCGCCTTCCTTGTAGACCACCGTGGAGAGGTTGTTGGTCGTTGAGACGTAGTTCAGCTCGACGGCGTTATGCTGGGGAATATTTAGACCGGCGATGTTGCGGACGGAGACGTTGGGGTGCATGGGTTAGGCGGCGGGTTGGGCGGTCATGCCGAGTTGCTGGTCTTGCTGGAGCTTTTGCAGCGCGGGCTGGGCGCCGGTGCGGCCGATGACTGCGTTTTGCTGCTGTTGCAGCTGGAACTGGAAGGCTTGTGCGCGGGCGTCGAGCATCGAGCGGAAGATTTCGTCCTGCTGATACCGCTGCTGGACGGCGGGGTTGGACTGAATGATTTGCTGCAAGGTTTGCAGCCTTACCTGCGCGTTTTGCCCGCCTTCTTTCAATGGTGGTTCGGTGCCTGCGGCGATTTTTGCGAAGGCTCCTTGCTCGTCCTCCTGTTCGGCGGCGGTGGCTTGGCCGATGTCTTGGACGAGGATTCCGGCGAGGTTGGGATCGACCGCCTGGAACATGTATTTCACAAGGCCGGCGCGGTCGATGACGCCGAAGCTGTCGAGCGGGACAAGCACCTTGGCCAAGTATTCGAGCTTTGCGCCGAGGGCTTCGTTGTCGAGGAGGCGCGCGTCAAACTCAGCGGTAATGTCAAAGCGGCCCCGGATGTCTTGGGGCGATGCGTTGAATGCCAACTGGGCATTGCCGGTGATGCGCGCGACCTCCTCGGCAGTCATATACTGTTGCGCCAGCGCCATGGTCTGCGCGATGCAGAGCTTCATGTCGATGAGCCAAGAGTCGATTAGCTCCTGCGTGTGGAGCATGTAGCGTTGCTGTGGGACGGCATCGCTGATGCGGCCGAAGTAATTGTCCACGTCCGCGCGGGTGGCGGCCTCCACCTCGATGCTGCCCATGTCGGGGCGAGGGGGATTCATCCACTCGATCTCGCCGGGGCGGCGTTCGGGGATCTGCATGCCGGGGCCGAGAACCAGGTCAAACTTGCCCCGGTTGGCGGGCACTTTGACGGGCGGAAGGATGCTGATGCTGGCCCTGTCGGAGCGGAAGTCGCGCTGGATCTTGATTTCCTCCTGCGCGGTCTGCACCAGCTCGGGGATGCCGCGACTCTCTAGCAGAGGGCGGGTGGCGCGCTCGCGGGGGAGTTCGATGAAAGGATATTGGCCGTGGGCATAGGGCAGTAGCTCATGCACGCCGACCTTGTCAGGGACATGGTAGCTGATGACCGAACGGGTGACGCGGATGGCGTTGGTCTTCGGGTCGTTCTCCTTGCGGTAGACGTGCCAGATTTCGCACATGTCGCGCAGTTGCTCGTAAAGGAACTGGTCGGTGCGGTGGATGTTGAGCGAGATGCGCTTGAGCTGGCCCTTGTGTTTGGCGGCGTCTTCGATCCACTCCTCATCCCAGCCCTCAACTGCGCCGCGCTCGCGCAACTCCACTTCTGTGAGCAATTCTCTGCGGGCAACGAACGCGGCGCGCTGAAGGCTGAAGGTCTGAATGGGGAAGATGACATCCTCCCATGCTTCAAGCGCGGTCCACACCGGCTTGCTTTCAAAAATGTAAGGCGACTCCCACTCGACAAGGCCCTTCTCGCGGAACTCGCGGACTTTGGAAACTTTGCCCAACTCAGGAATGATCTGCCCCAATAGTTCGGCGGCCGTCTCCTCTTGCAGCGGGTCCATGACCACTTCCAGAAGGGCGGCGAGGTTGGGGTCTTGCGACTGCTCCAACATCATCTGCGCGTCTTCCATGCTGAAGGACTTGATCTCGGTGCGGCTGGTCTGCACCCAGTCAACCGCCATGACGGCCAGCCCGTAGGTCTCGCGGAATTGGGCGGCGAGTTTTACTTCGCGGCGCAAGTCGTCCAGACAGTGCTGGAACATAAGCCACTTCATTACGGCCTCAGCAGCATTGCGCTTGTCCACGTCCATGCTCTCGACGGGCTGGACTTGCACGCGGCTCTTGAAGAAGGAGTTACAGAGGAGGGCCGTGTTGTCCGAAATGATATTGTCGGCCAGACGCACACGAACATCGGATGCCCCACTCCAGGGCCAGGGCTGCCTGCCTTGAGAGCCGGACCACTTCCGGCCATCCTCACTTTGCCCCGGCCAGATACAGAATCGCGTATTCCAGTTGCGCAGTTTGCGCTGAACATATTGGCTGCCATCGGCGTCCGCTT